ACAGGAAATGATTCGGATTATTTCCATTGACGCCCTGCGGCACGGGCCTCAAAGTGATTGCGTTGGTGCCGGGAGTCAGCGAGCCACCCGGAGATTGCGGCGTAAAGTCGTAGCAGCTAGACACCAGGAACGGAACGTTGCGGAGCTGGCAGATCGAGCCACCGGCCGGGATGTTCTGGCCGTTCGGACCTAAAAACTCCTCGATGGCCTTCACCTCGGCGGCTACCGCGTTATGATGCCACGCGTCGATCAGCATGGTCACCCGCGCGCCTTGAAGATGTGCCATGGCGGCGGTGCCGTCAAAGCCGCGCCCGCCGTCCGCCACCAGTAGCGTGGGACAAGGTGCAGTCTCGACGCTATCGATAGACACGATTTCGGATCCGATGGTCACCAGCGAATGCGGCACAAAGCCTCGGGTGGATGCCACGAAAAGCGACATACTACCGGCATCGATGGCCTTGCGGAGCGTCGTCTGAATCCGGTTGTTCGCGACTTTGAGCTGTTCGTCGGTAACGACCGCTTCGGGAAAAACGGGAATCGGCGTGGCCATGTTACCTCACTGCTGCTTGTGTGGCGTCTGCAATCGCGGCCTGTACGGTGGAAGGTTGCATCGAACTCATGTGATTCGCGCGATTGAGTGCAACGATGCTGTTCTTGAAGGCTTGCGCCTGTGCGACTAGCGTCGGATCGACTTGCGTTCGCGGATACTCCGGCAAGAGCGCTACGGCGAAGTTGTAGCGAATCGCCTGTTCATATCCTTCGGGGAGGTCGATCGATTCCGTCAGGCTGGTGAAGTGCCCGATTACGGCGTAAATCCACATCTCGAGCAGAGCCGGCATGACCCGCGGAATCGGCGCGATGTAGACGGTTGCCTGCGGTACGCCGTAATCGCAGAACAGCGTCCGGACGTAGATCGCCATCGCATTCTTCTCCGGCACGGCTTCCCACCCCACGCTATCGACAATCTGTAGTGGGACATCCACGCCGGCGATGGCTACGCTAGCCGCTTCGATGCGCACGGGACGTTGCGGCAGCGGATACGTGCCCGTGCTGGAATTGATCGGAATCGCCAGACGCTGACGCGCGACAGCAGAGGCGCCTTCGGTGTGCCAACTACTGAGCATCTGATTGAGCGATACCAGCGCATCGTTGAGTTCGAACGTCTCGAGCGTCTCGCCGGCTGCGATCGCACCGATCAAGCGGAACGAAGAATGGATCAGTTCGCTAACGGTTGGCATAGCGTTTTATGGCGCGTTTCGGTTCCGCCGGAACGGGAACGGGATCTGACTGTTTCTCCGGTTGTTTTTCGTCGTCTTCGTCGTCGTCTGGCCGATCAGGATCTTGAGCCAGGATGGTACGCGACCATCCCGGCCCGAGATTTTCCTCTTCGACCTGGGAATACACCGTGACGGCTGATTCAGTGCGATGAAACAGCATGCGGGGGTAATCGCGGTCGACCATAGTGGATTACCGCTGCTGACCGCCGAACGGCTGGGGTTGCTGGCCCCCACCGCTGCCGCCGGAGCCGGAGCTATGCAGCACAGCCTGGATGAGTTGCTGGATCAGTTGCTGCTGGCCCTGGATGACTTGCGTAGCGAGCTGCAGGACGGCGCCGCCGCTCCCGCCCTGCTCCGACTGTCCGGATTGTCCGCTCTGGCCGCTCTGCTGGCCGCTCTGCTGCCCGCCTTGTTGCAGGCCCCATTGGCCGGACTGCCCCGACTGTTGGGAATGCTGTGACTGTTGCGGATTCGACTGCCCAAACTGGCTGCCGAATCCGGATTGGCCAGGTTGCTGCTGGCCTGTCTGTGTCTGTTGTGCGGTCATAGTCGTTTTTCTCCTAATGCCCATACTGCTGGCCGGGTTGCTGTCCAAATTGTCCCGGCTGCTGTTGTTGGCCGAACTGCTGTTGCTGCTGCGGTTGCCCGAATTGGTCAGACGGCGGGGGCTGTTCGGGCGGTTGCGGCTTAGACTGTGCCTCGAGATCGGCCTGTTTTTGCTTTTGTTCCGCGGCTTGCTGGGCGGCTTCGATGTCCCCCGGCGTAAGGTCGAGCGGGTGATAGGTGGCTTCGAGCAGCGCTTCCTGATTCGAGTCCTGAGCTACCTGATGCGCCATCTGCACGCTGTAGAGCGTCTTCGGATATTTCTCGTACTTGGGCGCTTCCGCGGGATCGATCGGCGGATCAGGCGACTTGACCCAATCGCTCAGAGTCGCCACCTTCAGAAAATTGTCCAGGTCCGCCTGGTTGTACAGGATCTTCGGAGCTTCGCGCCAGAGCCGCGGGTAGTACATACACGGGAATTTCGTTTCTGCCATACATCTCCTAACTTGCGATCCGCACCGCCCATTCCGGCCGGGTTGCAGCGTGCCCGTAAAGTACGTCCGCTCTGGTGATAAACAAGTCGTTGATGATGTCGTATTGCGCCACCATCCGGATCGCTACGCCCGTATCCGGGTCTTGTTGGTTCGCACCGAATTGGACGTTGCGCGGTACTTCGAGCGGTGCCATACCACATACGAAAGCATCCCGGTGGAATGCCAGTCCGGTGGGGTATAGCTGATTCGCGGTGCCGATCGCCGTAAGCGGCGTGCCGGCCGCCGGTGAAATCGTCACCGTACGGCGCGGTCCGCTAGTGACGATCTCCGGATAGATCGGCACCGAGGTATTGCCGGAGGAGGCTGCGATGACGTCCGCAGTCACTACAAACTGCTGTAGCGTCTGCCAGGGGTCGCCGGATACCCGGTTGACGCCCCACACATTGGCGAGCGTGAACATATCGCCCGCCCGCATGCTGAGAGCGCCGGCCGGGGTCAATCCGCTTACCAGCAGCGTACTGCCGGTCTGGTTGGCGACGGCTACCTGCGCGCCGCCGCTTGCCCATGGGCCTACCTGAGCCACCCGACAGTTTTGATCCATCACCCACTCGAATCCGCCCATAACCCCCATGCGTCCGCGTTCGTATTGGTCGCGGATCTGCTGCGAGCTCTGGAACAAGGGGGCCGCGGCTTTCAGTGCTGCGGTTCCGAGTCTGGGCGGATAGACAATCGTCCGCATTCCGTCCATGGGTGCGCTGTTCATGTCCAACATCTCGCCCGCTTCCCAGAATGGCCCCAGGTCGGTCGGCGGCGTGCCGGGTACGCCGACCTGGTTGGGCGTATTCTGATACGCCATCGTCAAGCCGTCCACGTCTACAGCGTTCGCCAATGCGACAGCTGCGGAATCGAGATAGCGTTCTCTGAAATTGTCGATGGAAAGTGTAAGGTCCTTCGAAAGGAAAGAAAAACCCACGACTTTTTGACGGTTCAGAACGAGCACCTTTTGGGTTTCGGTGACATCTTGCGGAATCAGTACGGGTCCGTCTTGCGCAATAAATCGTACGGGGTCGCGGAGCCGTAGAGTATCGCCAATTTTCGCTCCCTCTACGGCGAATTTATCGTCCCACGTATGAGCGATTGCACCGGAAAAACCCAAGTTGTTCTTGAATCGCCGCAGCAGTTCATTGGTGATGACCTGCGACGTAAGGAGCGTATTGGGCAATGCTCTACCTCTTCAACGTTTGCTCCCTCGCCCGTATCCATCGCTTCCAGTCGCCGGCCACTTCCGGGTCATAGATCGAATCGGTAGACGTCTTGGTCGGCCGGGTAATCGATGGCGGAGGCTTGGGGGCACTCGTCACGTGTTTGGCGGTGGTAGTTACAGGAATCGAGGTAGAGGAAAACTGAGCGCCGATGCGGCCGATCTCACGTACGGCACCGACCGCAGTCAGGCCACTGATGCGCTTGACTTCGTCGGGGTGCTGCCCGAGCCAGTAGAGAATTTCGGCTCCGTGTTCGTCTTCGAGCATCGCCATACGTGCGGCTTGCATGGCGATGGTGTTGGGCACTTCGACCGATTCGGTGAGCTCCGTAAAGTCCGGATGAGCAGCGATGGCGGCCTTTTCCTTTTCCGCCCAGGCGTTCTGTACGCGTTCGGTGTCGGCTTTGGCTTTCGCGATCTGCTCCCGCTGATCCATCTTCCAATCCGTCAGGGCTTCCTGATACGCTTCTAACGTCTGGAATCTCTCGAGCTTGGGCTTGCGATCTTCGAGCTGTTTATCAATCGGTACGGGGGGAGGTGGCTCAGCGGGTGAGCTACCTGGTGTGGTACTGAGCTGGCGCTTGAGGTCTTCGATTTCACGGGTGAGCCGGTCGATACGGCGGTTGCGTGCTCCGGATCGTTTGCGTTCAGACGGTGTTTCCTCTGTGTCCTGGGATTCCTGGGATTCCGTTTCCGAGTCCGGAGCGGTTTTGGCCGGCGTCGTTTCCTCCGCGGCCGCGGATGGTGGTTGTTGAGGTTTCTCTCCCGTGGTTCTCCACTTGACGTATTCGCGGAAGTCGGTTGGCGCTTCCTCTACTCCCGTCTGGGTGGAGGTTCCGGAATCTACCCCGGTCTTTTCTTCGGGCATATGTCTACAGCGGTGCGGCAGGTTGCGGCGGAGGCTGCGGCAATACCGCATTCGCCATCTGCTCCAGTTGCAGTTCGATCCTCTGCATCTGCGCCCGCAATAACTCGATATCTTCGGTGGATTTGGCTTTAATCTGAGCGATCATCAGATCGGTATCGCTCTTGAGCGCGGCTTCACGGCCGCTCTGGCCCAGCCGCGCCATCTGAATCCGTTCATTCGAATCGGCCCGCGCCTTCTGTATCAGAATTTCCTGATTCTGCTGGGCCACGGTCGCATTCAGTTGCTGGATCGTCTGCGACATCTGCTGGAGTTGCGCCGCCGCGGCCTGCATCGCTTCGGGACCGCTGGGCGTATCGCTCACCAGTCCTGGCGGCAGCGAACGGCGCAAACGTTCGGCGATCTGTTTGCCGGCTGGAAAGTCGGCATTATCGAAGATGATGTCGCCTGCGATCTGCATCAACTGGGGATACGCCTGCGTCAGTTGCGTCAACGTGGCGAACGCTTCCTGGCGCTGTGTGGCGTAGGCGGGGCCGACGCTGATCGTCACGTCGTATTTGCCCCGGGCGAGATCGTAGCACCGGTCGCGGCCCTTTTCGTCTACGTAGCGCTGGTTGACACGTACGATTTCCTGCTTACGATCTTCGCCGAGTATGCGCACTTCCCGCGGCATGTCGTAGATTTTCGGGATTAAATCGACTAAGATTTCACCGCAATGACGAATCGCCCGGTTCAGGTTATCGATGAAATGGAAATTCGATAATCCGGACTGACTCTGCCGCTGGCGGATAGCTACACCGGTGACTTCGTTCGACGCGTTGCCGAGTGATGGATCGAAGATATTCGTGGTCGCCTTGATATCGTCTGCCGCCTGCAGGGCGCCGGCCGACAACGCCTGGATGGGCGGCTCGAACGTGTTACGGATCGGGGGAGGTGCGGGGTTGCCGGCAATGTCCAGGGGTTCGTACTCAAGATAGGACCAGCTTTGTGTATTGGCGGAAGCCCATCTGGTATCGCGGAAGATGCCTTTGACGCCGATCCATGGGGCTTTCGTCCCGAGTTGGATGGTTTCGGCTTCGCTAGAGCGATAGAAATTGTACAGCCGTTGCGAGTCTTTGGCGAATCGGACCAAGCTGAACAGGTTCCGCTCGCCATCGATCCAGAGCTCTTTTCCGCCTACGTAGCAGATGGGAATCCATTCCCCGGGCCACTCGCTTTCCTCGAGAATCTCGATTCCGTTGATCTTGTAGCACTTGACTTTGCGGACTTCGGTTTCGCGCTGGATGGGGTTGCCCTGTGCGTCGGTCACCAGGCGAATGCCGCGAGGCAATTGGTCCGGTATTTGGTCCTCGAGCATGGCCGTGCGCTTGCCATCCGGCCATTCGATGAGCATCAGGGTCTTTTTGGTGATGTCCAAATCCCAGTACTTCGCGATCTGCACGCCCTGACCGCTGACCCATCCCGGTATCGGATTCCGGCCGCCCTCGAAAAAGTTGTTCGTCGTGATCTCGGAATCCGGATACTCGAGTTGGTACTCCTCTTTGGGGTGAATCTCGATTTCAAACGCGTAGCGCATGTCGCTTTTATCGGCGTTGCGAGCGAACGGATCGATCAGGATGCTGAACGGATCGAGCACGCGTTCGATGCACAGTTCGAGGTCAAAGGATTCGGCACAGCAGTAGCGCGTGTTCACCCGGAAGAAACCGAATCCGCCGGCCGTCGATTGCTCGAGAGCCGTATCGTAGACTTCATCGGCCTTACTGATCGTCTCGATATGCCGGATCATGCCCTGCATGATTTCTGCGGTTTCCGGATCACTGTCGCTGTCGACTGGGTGTACTTCGATGCCGGGAGCGTTCTGCCGCGCGTCGTTGGCGACCATGTTGAGTGAGCCGATCAGTTTGTTAACGGTGAGGCAGGGCCGGCTAGCCTTGTCGCGAAGGTTGCGATCGTCCCAACTCCACTGTTCGCCGGCTACGAACTTTAGATCGTTTTTGGCTTCGCGGCGGATCTTTTCCTCGGCGTCGGATGCAAGTTCGTAGCGCTTGCGGGCTGTGGCCAGGATGTCGGAATCTTCAGGTCGTGGCGCCATTCCCTTTGGGGTGCTGTGCGTGTGCGCGTTCCCGCGCCTGCTGACGCTTCTCCGGAGTCCAGGCGGTGCTTCGCGCATGGGCTGCGCGGATCTTCTGTCGGATGGCTTCGCGCTGTTCGGGTGTTTTACTGTTCCACCG